AAAAACTAAATAAATTTTTAAGTAATATTAAAGATGCAATTATTGACTGGACTAATCCAGTTAAACAAGATAGAAGTTCTTTACGAATGTCTATACTTGGAAGACCAATAAGACAACTTTGGTATGACAAACATAAACCAATTAAAAAAGAAAAAGCAAATCCTTCTTTACAATTAAAGTTTTTGTATGGACATTTACTTGAACATCTTGTTTTATTCTTAACAGATTTAGCAGGACACAAAGTAACAGACCAACAAAAGAAAGTTAGTGTTGATGGTATTGTTGGTCATATGGATAGTAAGATTGATGGTGAGGTTGTAGATGTTAAGACTGCTTCATCATATTCATTTAAAAAGTTTGAACAAGGTACACTTGCAGAGGATGACCCATTTGGTTATATTGCTCAGCTAACAGGGTATGAAGAGAATGAGAAAACAAACAATGGTGCATTTCTTGCAATCAATAAATCAACTGGACAACTTGCTTTATATAGACCAGATGATTTAACAAAACCAAATATTAAAACTTTAATTAAAGATGTTAAAGAAAAATTAGAATCAAAAGAAGTTCCGCCTAAATGTTATGAACCAATACCACATGAGAAAGCAGGTAACATGAAACTTCCTGCGGGTTGTGTATTCTGTTCACATAAGGTTGAGTGTCATAAAGATACTAATGAAGGTAAAGGATTACGAGCATTTAAATATGCAAGTGGTAATGTTTATTTTACAAAGGTTGTTAAAGAACCTAAAGTGGAAGAGGTGAAGATAATAGAAAAATAATTTATGTTGAAACACAAGCACTTGTTAGTAAGAGCAGAAGTTTTAGAACCACCTAAAGATTTAAAGTCAACTAGACTTTGGTTAAAGAAATTAATAAAAGATATAGATATGAAAATACTTGGTGGTCCATATCTAAAATATTGTGAGAACATAGGTAACAGAGGATTAACTGCAGTTACTATTATAGAAACTTCTCATATAGCAATGCATGTTTGGGATGAAGACAACCCCGCACTAATTCAACTTGATGTTTATTCTTGTAAAGATTTGGATGAAGAGATTGTTTTTTCTTATCTTTATAAGTTTATGCCAGTCAGAATGAGTTATAGATATTTTGACAGAGAAACTAATTTTAAATTAATAAAGGTACAAAATGAATACAAAGCAAATAAAAAAAATTAGAAGAAAAGCTAAGACTATTATGGTTCAATGGCTTCATTCTTTACTACCAGAACACGAAAAGAAACTGATTAACGAAAAGAATGTGCTAGACTTAGCACCTAAACAAACCCATTATGTATTTCAAAATCAAGTGCGACTATCTGCGTGGTCATATAAGTGGATAATTAAGAAGCTTAAGAGAAATCCGGACTTGACATTTGAGCAACTTGATGCTATAATAAAGGGTACTGAAAATATTCCAAGTGGCATTAAGAGATGGTAAAATACAGGAGCAAATTTGAGAAACAAGTTATTACAAGCTTACCCAAAAAAGTTAAATACTATTACGAGTACAAGAGACTAAGCTATGTTCAACCGGCTATTCTTCGGTCTTATCTTCCCGACTTGTATTTTCCTAACACTAATGTCTTTGTTGAGTTAAAGGGTAGATTTACTTTAGCTGACAGAAAAAAACATCTGTATCTAAAAAGTACAGGTGACTACGATATTCGTTTATGTTTTCAGAATGCGAATGTAAAGATAAATAAAAATTCTAAAACTACTTATGCTGACTGGTGTAGAAAGTATAAGATTAAATTTTGTGACAAGGTAATACCGAAAGGATGGATGACAAAGTGATGGAAAGTGGAAAAGCTTACATAGTATTTACACCTACAGGTATAGGTAAAACAAAAAAGATTGATATTGAATTGATTAATCTTGCCGAGGGCGACAGACAAGTTATGTCTTTAGCACAAGGTGTTTGGTGGTTTGCTAAAAGGAATGCACCTTTGGCAACTTATATAGGAATGAAAGAAATAGAAAGAATGATGATAGAGGATATGATAGATGACGAAAAAAAACACAACTAAAGAATACTTAGAGACAGCAATTAAATTAATAACAGGACCAAGAGCAAATGATTATGGTGATAAAGTTATCAATCATGGTAACATTGCAAAACTTTGGTCAGCATATTTAGATGTTCCAATTACAGGACATGATGTTGCAATCTGTATGACACTTTTAAAAATTGCAAGAGCAAAGTTTGGTGACCCGAAACCAGATACTTATATAGATGCGTCAGCATATATGTCAATAGCGGGAGAATGTAAGGAGAGAGAAAATGAAAATTAAAATAGATTTAGAAAGAGATAATAATCTTACACCATTTGGTATAGCAACAGTACAAGATAGATATTTAGATAAGAATGAAACATCACCGCAACATGCTTTTGCTCGGGCTTCTAAATATGTTTCTACATATCATGGTAAAACAGATTGGGATATGGCACAAAGAATTTATAATTATGCTAGTAATTTATGGTTTGGTTTTTCGTCACCAATACTTTCAAATGCAGGTACAAAAAAAGGATTACCTATTTCTTGTTTCTTAAATTATGTTCCAGATAGTAGAGGTGGTTTGTCATCACACTATGATGAAAACATTTGGTTAGCTAGTAATGGTGGTGGTATCGGTGGTTATTGGGGACATGTAAGAAGTGATGGTACTTCTACTTCTCATGGTTCTAAATCAACTGGGTCAATACCTTTTATGAGAGTTGTTGATAGTCAGATGTTAGCATTCAATCAAGGAACAACAAGAAGAGGAAGTTATGCTTGTTATATGGATATATCACATCCAGAGATAGAAGAGTTTTTATTTATGCGTAAGTCTTCTGGTGGTGATGCAAATAGAAAATGTCTTAACTTACATCATGGTATTAATATTACAGATGAATTTATGAATGCAGTATCTAAAAATATAGATTGGAAACTTATCGACCCGCATTCTAAAAAAGTATCTAAGTCTATAAATGCTAGAGAACTATGGAGATTAATTTTAGAAACAAGACATGAAACAGGTGAACCATATTTACATTTTGTTGATACATCTAATAGAGAATTACCAGAGACACAAAAGAAATTAGGTTTAAGTATTAAACAATCTAATCTTTGTAGTGAAATAACTTTACCTACAGATGAAGATAGAACAGCAGTTTGTTGTTTATCAAGTGTTAATCTTGCTAAGTATGATGAATGGTCAACATCATCTACATTTATTCCAGACATGGTACGAATGTTAGATAATGTTCTTGAACATTTTATTCAAGCAACATATGATTTCTCATATGATTATGAGGGTGAAGTATTAGATATGAAAGTTAAAAAAGGTATGGAAGGATTTACTAAAGCAGGATATAGTGCTTACAGAGAAAGAAGTTTAGGTCTGGGTGCTATGGGTTTTCATACTTATTTACAAAAATTAAATGTACCATTTGAAGGACCAATAGCTACAGGTCAAAACTTAAAAATGTTTAAACAGATAAAAGAGTTAGCTAATAAAACTTCAATGGAGTTAGCAAAAGAAAGAGGTGAAGCACCAGACATGGAAGGAACAGGAATGCGTAACGCACACTTGTTAGCTGTCGCCCCTAATGCTACATCATCAATTATTTGTGGAGGAACTAGTCCTTCAATAGAACCAATCAGAGCAAATGTATTTATACATAAAACTTTAAATGGTTCATTCCAAGTAAGGAACAGACAACTTCACAATTTACTTAAACAGAAATGGAACAACTCGGAGGAATTACAAAAAGAATATGATAGTGATTACCAACATTTCAAAGATAAAATCTGGCAAAGTATTAGTGAGAATACTGGTTCAGTAAAACACCTTGACTTTCTAACTGATTTGGAAAAGGATGTTTTTAAAACTGCAGATGAGATAGACCAAAACTGGGTTATTGAACATGCAGCTAAACGACAAGAATTTATTTGTCAAGCACAATCAGTTAACTTATTCTTTGTTGCACCAAGAGTACAAGCAAAACAAGAAGAGCATGATAATTTTTTAAGATATACTAACAAGGTACATTATCAAGCTTGGAAAAAAGGATTGAAGAGTTTGTATTATCTACGAAGTAGAGAAGGTAAAAGTGCAGAGAATATAAATATGAAAGTAAAAAGAGTTAGACTAGAACAAGAAGCAACAGAGGAGGAATGTTTATCATGCGAAGCTTAAGTCCAATATTTGATGAAAGAACTTATTACAAACCATTCGAGTACCCTTGGGCATTCGATTATTATACAATACAAAATCAGTTACATTGGTTACCCGAAGATGTACCAATGCATGAAGATGTAAAGGATTGGAATCAAAAACTTTCACCATCAGAAAAAAATTTATTAACACAAATATTTAGATTGTTCACACAATCAGATGTAGATGTAGGTGCAGGTTATTATGAAAAGTATATACCTATGTTTAGAAAACCAGAACTAAGAATGATGATGGGTTCATTTGCAAACATTGAATCTATTCATCAACATGCTTATTCTTTATTGTTAGATACAGTAGGTATGCCAGAGTCTGAGTACAAAGCATTTGCTAAGTATGAAGAGATGTCAGCTAAACATGATTACATACATCAATTTAAAACTGGAGAGATTAAATCAAAGAAAGATTTAAAAGATGTAGCAAAAGCATTAGCAGTTTATTCTGGTTTTACAGAAGGACTACAATTATTTTCTAGCTTTGCTATATTAATTAACTTTCAAAGATTTAATAAGATGAAGGGGATGTGTAAGATTGTTGACTATAGTATTCGTGATGAGTCTTTACATGTGGAGGGTATGACAAAAGTATTTCGTACTCTTATCAAAGAAAACTTAGATATCTGGACAGATGATTTTAAAAAAGAATTGTATGATATCTGTAGAGAAATGGTTGAACATGAAGATAAATTTATAGAGTTAGTGTTTGAAATGGGAGATGTTCAAGGATTAACTTTAGAAGAAATGAAAAAATATAATAGATATATTGCTGATAGAAGACTGCTTCAGCTAGGTTTGAAACCTAATTTTGGTATTAGTGATAATCCTTTGACTTGGTGGGATGAAGTTATTGGAGTTGAACACCAAAACTTTTTTGAAGGTAGGGCTTCAGCTTATACTAAAGCAAGTGTGAAAGGTAATTGGTCAAATGTCTTTGACGATACAGAATAAAATTATCTACGCAATCTTTAATTTTGCCGAAGAATCATTATACTCATTAGCAGATATACTTAATATAAGTTATGAATTATTAAATATAATTATATTTCTTGTAGCTTATCCTGCCTTAATAATTATTCTTCTCTTTATAATTAAATCTCAAAGGAAAAAAATATGGCTACTAGAAAAAGGGAAGCTACAATATTTTCGTATAAAGTAATACTAGATAACGAAGGAAAGTTAGTCACAGAAATCACAACACTTCCTG